ATCAGCATTAACTATTCTATCTTCAAATACTGTTGCATTACCAGCAAGGGCTGTAGCAGTCATAACATTTGCTGTTGTTACAAGATTTAGGACAGCAGTTATTAATGGCTCTACTAGGTTTGCAGAGGCTGTAAGCGTGGCTGTGGCAAGCACTACTACAGTAGCAATTGCTGGCATTACTGATTGAGATGATGCTGTCATTGCTTCAACAATAATTATATTATTATTCTTATCTGGCATTGTGTTAAATAGATTAACAACCATTCCTGCTGTAATTGAATTTTTATCCCAGTAAACTTCATCAATAATTAACTTAGTATTAGTTGGTACAACTGGCAATGCTGTTGATCCAAATGGTGTAATCAAACATCCAATAGATAGTCTTGGACGATTATTTGCTTCATCATTTGGTCCTGAGTCTGCTGATGCTGCATTTGTTGTGGTTCCAGTATAAGCACCAAGATTAATTGTACTCTTAAGAACGGCATCAACATAAAGATTAACTATATTGTTATTTGGGTTTGTATGATCAAACTCAATAACTACAAAGTGACGGTTGTAATCAAATAGATCTAATGTTCCAGTATCTTGTTCAATCCAAGTGCCAGATCCATTGTTAAATTGCATATGTATTTTATTTTGATACTGATAAACAACTACATGTTGATTATCTTTATACCCGTTAAGATTCCACAATACACGAAGACCTGTTGTAGATGCATCATCTTCTGCTCTTTGGAACCAGAATGCTGAGTGATAAGAGTTTGCACCAGTTCCCCAGGAATCGTTCCATTCAGATTCTTTAAGAATTACTCCATCAGTAATATATGATGTTCCTGCAGTCTTTGCAGATTTACCGTTAATACCGAACTGTGGACTTACTACTGTTCCGCCAATTACAGTTGGGACTGCTGAATAATCATTATCTGTTCCGTAATCTAAAGATTCGTCTTGAGCATCAAAAGTTACATAACGATAAGGAGCAATATTTGCTTGTACATAATTATAATAAATATCGTCAAGTACAAATCCTTCTTTAGACTCTGCTGCAGAAATCATTGGTGTTGCAACAAAAGTACGACCATAAAAGACTGTTACATCTGTGTTTGATGCACTTGACAACATTGGATTAGCAACAACATCAATAACTCTTGATACTGCTACGCTTGGATCTACAAATAATGCAGTGGAGGTTGCTGGAGTTTCTGCAATAGTTATATTTGATATAGCAACAAAGTTATTGTTTCCAGAGACTGCATTTGCAATAAAAGGTTCTGCACTGTTTATATAGTTTGGACCATATGTGGAGATAAATTGATGATGTTGAATAATTTGAGAATTAGTTAATTCTGATCTGTAAATAGCCATTTCATCATAATACATATCAGATATTCTAGATAATCCAGTAGCCCTTGAACCTAAGACAGTATTTATCTTATTTGTTGTATCTGACCAAGGAGTAAATGCAATATTTTCATTAATTAAGATTTGTCCATTTACCCACAATTGAATTAATCTTTGATTTGCATTAATACCAGATTGATAAGCGTTTACTACTACATGGTTCCAATTGTTTAAGGTAAATGTAGGATCAATATTGGCTCTTAATTCTACTGTTGTGTTTAAATTATTATTAATAAATAAAGAAAAATATCTTGGGTTTAATGTTCCACCAGTTGGAGTAAAGCCATCATCTAGAAATATCTTTAATTTATCTGCGTTTAATATAGCAAGTAGTGGCTGATTTGATGTTGCAGTAGTATTAGCACCAGCATTTACTATAGGCAATTGCCTTGGCTTGACCCAAACCTCATAGGCAAAGGTTCCAGTACCAAGCACATTGTGAAAAGAATCTGCAAAGTTTGTTGTTTCAAATGTAAAAGAACCATTTGAGTTATTTGAAGTTGCACCTAACCAAGATTTTCCATCAGCAATAAGATTTAATGGCAAACCACCATCTTGATTTGATGTTAAAGAACTTCCTTTTACAAAAGTTCCAGATTGAGTTCCATAGTTTACTGGAACTGTAAGTCCATTGTTAATATAAACATATGGAGAAAGTTGATTTACAAGGTTAAAGTAGTTTGCTTGTACTGCTGCATTTCCACCTGGCATTGTTGCTGATGCTATCATGGGCTGTTCAGAAACAATTGCATTATTCATTAATGCAGTTGCTGTCATTTCTTGTGCTGAGAAAGATATCTCAGTTGGTGTTAATACTTGTACATTATTAATTAAATCTGCTGATGCCGTCAAAACTTCTGTAACTACAATATTTATATTTTGACTTGCAATAACAACAATATTTTCTGGAAATTCTGTACTTGCAATAAAGTTTGTTGTTACTTCAACATTATCATTTGCTACAACAGCAATTGTGGGTGTAGGAAAAGTGGCAGAAGCAGTTGCTACTTCTGGAAAAATTACTTTGCTTGCTTCATATATTGCTTTAATTGCAGCCTCAGTTAAAACACTTGAACTGGCAAGATGCCAATTTGCAAAATTATGGATTCCGTTGTCAATAGTTGCATTGTTGAAACCCCAGTTTATTTCAGTTACAGTACCTGTATTTTTTGCATTTGATGTTGTTGCAATTTTTTTACCATTTATGTAATATTCAGCAGTGTAATTATTAGCAGGGTTTCCATCATGTACCTTACGAATTGCTAGGTAATACCATTTATCTGCAACAATAGCATTATTACTTTCATCTTGATAAATTGGAATAAAATCCCAACCAGAAATAAAACCAAAATATTTTTCACCTAAATGGGCTGGATCATCTACTTCTGTACCATAACCAAAATAATAACCTAAACCAAATGGATCAACAGTGTCAATAATTCTATGGACACCAATTAAATTGTCTGCTGGGAAAGTTACTGGTTTAAACCACCAGCCAGCAGTATAGTTTTCTGTTTCAATTGAAACTCCTGGACTAAATGTATCTGAGGAATTTTTTTGTACTCTAACTCTTGATGATTTTGTATTTCCAGAAACTTTACTAAATTCAAACTTCCAAGAGCCATCGCCATTTCTTGGACCATTTGCAGATTCAAAAGTTGGATCATATAGACCATCTCTAATCCAAATATCATTATCAAAACTATCTGTTCCTGTATATGATGGTGGGATGGTGTAGGTTTGATTAAATGGTATGTGTGTTTTTAATGAATAAGAATTTATTTTATCGCTTAGAAAACTCATAAAAAAAGACTACGCCTTTTAAAGCGTAGCCATTCCTCCTATCAATACTGATTCTGGGTTAACCCCTGAAAGGCTATGGCCATTAACAGAAGGAGTTGCAGGAGAGAAGCAGGTCCAGGTTGAGAGTAATGTTTGGCTAATAACAGCCTTAATTTCTACCTTAACGGTAGGCTCAACCATATTTGATATGAGTCCAATAGTTAGTGGACCTGCTTCTACTCTAGCGTTCATTATGCTACTGTGATCCTTACGATACCTGTAGCGTCCCAAGTAATTGTGAAGTTACCATTTGATGATGACTGATCTGAACCAAAGTCAACATATCCAATTAGTGGACGAGTTGCATTTGTTGCAGGTGTTGCATCATAGACTACTGCATAACGAGCAGTGATTGTAGATGAAGACCAAGTTGTGTCATCAGCATCAAGAACGATTACGTTTGTTGCTGAGTTGTATGCATTGGTCTTGTTAGCAAGAGTGTTTCCACCTGCTGTGTAGCCTGTACCAGAAACTTCGTATGCAACAACATCGTCTAGATAGTTGTGTGCATCCTGGTCTGGTGTGTATGAGTTAGTGAGAAGAGCAACCTTAATGGTGTCTGTATCCCAGTCAATCTCTTTGTTAAGAGCCTGTGAAAGGAACTGTCCGTATAGTTTTGATGGCATGTCCTATTCCTCCCCTTACGCTGTCTTCTCAACGATTGCGAATGCGTCTGCATCTGCAACTGCGAATCCACGACGGATGCGAGTCTTCAAGACTACACCATCACGAGCAAATTCTGCATCACGAGAAACTACTGATTCTACTCCACCACGGACACCATTGATAAGCATCTGACGGTTACCGACGATGAGCAATGCGTTTCCTGCTGGTGAATCTGTTGCTGCTGCTGATGTTGCAGCACCGTATGAAACTACCAATGGATAACCAAATAGGCTTCCTGGTGTTCCTGCTAGTGGATCTGGTAGAACTAGGTCAGAGTTACCCTTGACCATTCCACGGATTTCCTTAAGCATCTTTGGGTGTGCCATCCATACTGTGTTTGCAGCATCAAACTTTGATGAATCTTCAACAATACCAAGTGCATTGTTAATGTCATCATATGAAAGTGCTCCACCAGTCTGGATTAGGTTTGTTCCTGCAGACCCTGGTGATACTGCACGATATAGAGATGTGAACGGCTGACCGTCATCTCCGTCGCCTGCTGCTGTTACGCCAAGGCAAGCATTGTCATACTTACGAGCCCAGCGAGATGCCCATTCACGCTTGTAAACTGAAAGTGTGTCTACTAGTGAATCGTTTACATCTTCTTCTGAGATATGCATCAACTGTGCATACTTTCTTGCTGTCAATACGATTTCGTCTAGAGTTGGGTTTGATGCAGGAATTTCTGCGCCTTCTGCAACCACTTGTGGTGCATCTCCAACAAAACGAGGTACTGACTTTGTGCGGGAAGCCATTGCTTCACGACGGGCAAAACGCTCTACAGCAGAATTTGCAATGAGGTCCTGGATTACTGTGGACCCTTGCTCTTCTAGAATGTAGCCGTTAGCCTCTGTTAGGTCTGTGCGACTAATTGTCATTTTATCCTCCTATGGATAGTTAATTGTATTTAATTGTAATTTTGAATCGTCTAATTCAATATGATTATGGGGCAAGCGTCCACTTAGTCCCAATAACTCTATTGTACCATTTAATTCTTACAATTTACCAAGAATTTTGGCAGCCTGTAATTGAGTTGCTGTATATTGAGTGCTGACACTTGCTTTTATAGCAGTATCTGCCTGTCCACCAACTCTAAATTTAGGATCAAAGATTTCTGGAAGGTCTTCTTTAAGTTGATTAAACTGCTTTTCAAACCCAATAACATCAAAATTGTCATCAAATTCAAATTTAGTCAAATCCATAAATTTGAGAAGTCTTCGTGGATCCTTTACTCCTTCATCAGAGATTTTCTGCAAAACCTTCTCATGAAGAAGTTTTCCACTAAACTCTGCTATCTTTTGATTTGTACTGTTTAGATCAACCTCAAGTTTTTCTTTTTCTTCTCTGAATTTTTTAGCATCAGACTTTGCACGGTCCAAAGCAGCAAGAACTGCCTTTGGATCATTTAAAGTTGTTTCTTCGGTTGTTACTTCAGTTGCTACTTGTTCTGTATTATTCGTTTCCAATTTGGCCTCCTGTGGCTTCCATCATTACATTATTTGTGTTTGTGTTTTGAGTTAAACTAGTTAATGATTCTTCTGCTGCAGCAATTTCTTTTGCAACTGCTAAATCATAACCCATTTCAATTAGAACTTGCTCAAGAGATACGCCAACTACTCGCTTCTTAACAGCAACTTCCCAAGCATCTAAACTATCAATGCTTTCAATATCTTTCCATCTAACTTGAATGTTTGGTTCAGAAGCATTTTCCATTTTTAGAATAAATCTAAACATGTCTGCCCAAGTTGAACCAAAAGTAATTTGACGATCTTTTACCTTTGCAATCAATGGTGATTCTGCAGTTCTGAGAGATTCTCCAGAAGGAATACTTCCAGTCTTCTCAAAGTAGTGAAGTGGTGTGTTTGTTATTGATGCCATTGCACGAACAAAGTCTCTAACTGGTTCTGTAAAGACCTTGTGATCAGCAGGAGAAAATTCTCCAACCTTGTCAACGCCCTTAAGATACCAAAGTTCTCCTGGTCCATTCTTTAGGCGACCAATGTTTTCTGCTTCTGTTCCTGTTTCATCAAAATCTTCATATTCAGAAGAATTTCCTGAACCACCAAGAGCATAACGCTGTGGTGCTCCTTGATAATCAACAGTAATCATGTGTGTTGTCATTAATTTGTTAATTGCATCTTGAGGACCGTAAGCATCTGTGTGTTCTGGTCTTCCGTATTGCTTAGATGTGCGGAAATGGAATACTGGAACCTCACCCCATGGGTTTTCTACTACAGAAACTGGCACAAATCCATTAGCAGACACAATGTTGATAACTTCTCCAGGCATTGTATACTTTTCAATACGATCTGGGTAATACATGTTCAAATGTGATGTTTTCTTAGTGTAATCCAGTGGATCTTCTGACTGCCACAACTTTGCAGCAAATCTCTTGACTCTAGGGTTCTCATCATCATAAACCATCACAGTTGTAAGTGGTGAATTGTAATCTACTGTTGTATTTCCATTAACATCTGTCCATACAATTGCATAGCAATCACCATAAACGAGAGCACGACGATGAATCTCATCAGCGTCAATCTGCAAATCGTTCATTTGCCAGATATCATTAATCTTTGCGTTTGCCTCTTCTGTATTTGCTGTAATGTTGGCAATCTCTAGACGATTAAGAACTGAATCTACTACAGTTCTAGCAAAGTTAAATCTAAAGTTATTTCTTACGCTTCCTAATACCTGTAGCCAACGACTGTTTGAGAAAACTTCTAAATTAGTTCCCTCGTAGTATTCCTCAGCAACTAAATATGTATTTCTTCTATCTACTATTGTATCAATAGCCTTTTTAATATCAGACATGTTGTCTCCTTAAATAATTTATTTGTTTTGTTTCTAGTTTTACTGCTTTGTTATCTAAGAAGTACAAGATGCCAGAAACAACGGAATCAAGTACATCCTCATGCGATACCTTTGGAAAGGACCACATTTGTTCTTCCAATACTGGAAAATGTGCAGTGTGTCGCACCTTTCCTTGTTGGTAGAAATTTAAAGCCTTACCAGCACGAATCTGCTTGGATATGCTTTGTGATTTGGATCTATATTTGGCAGGGACGGCTTTGAAAACATCTTTCCAAAGATCGCCACCTTGGTTAACTTCAACATAGAGAACTCCTACATCAAATCTGTCTACAAGATAAGCAACTCTTTCTGCTATTTCTGATGGAGACATTTTAACCTGTTCAGCATGGCGTACATAGATATTAGTTTTTCCTAAACTATCTACGCCTCTAGACAACACAGATATTCCTGTATAGTCAGAGATTTTATTTTTTGTTACGGCTGGGTCAATTGAGATTATAGTGTTTCCATAATCTGATAACTCTTCAATAACGATATCTTCATTTGTCCAGAATGTCCCATCTGTGTTAATTGGGCGATTCATGTAGTTCTTGGCAAAGTCTCTTAGGTGACGCTGGCTCTCAAGCCATTCTAAAGGCCACTTTTCAGGCCATACGGATCTTTCTGAGCCATCATCGTTAGGCATAATTGCTGGATAGTAGTGAACATCTACATTCTGGTCTTTAATCCAGTTTAATTCAGGATCATCATAGCCTTCGCCATATTTTCTGAATTGATCCATCACAGAATTGGGCATAGTGGTTGTTCCGACAAAAATCATACGAGCATAGATGTTCATAGGAGCAATATCATCAAAGACAGTATTTTTCTGCTGTCCTGCCTGGTATTCAGAGTAGTTCTTTTCGCCTTTTTCAATATCATCAAGGATGATTAGGTCTGGACGCTGCCCAAAGACCTTCTTTCCTAAAGAGTTAGTGTCAATACCATTAGCATCAAATATAAAATCATTGCTTTGGATAATACGCCAAGAGTTAGAAGCCATTGCACGGCCTGAAGAAGATACAATTTTAGGCTTGCAGAGTTCAGGATAATCTTCAATAAGGTATTCATTTGACTCCAATTCGTTTTTAAATGTCATAAGGTGGGTTTCGGCCTGGGATGCAGCATCTGAGAAAGCGGCAATAAACTTAACATGGCCATGAGCAGCAGCCCACATAGGCAGAATAAGGAATATCCAAGTAGATTTGCCACATTCTCTGGGAGCGATAAAGGCATCACGGTTTTCTTTAGGATTTTGAGGTTTGTGAATCCAGGATTTACCGTATTCCGCCAGATCAGTATGGAACTCAGATAATGTTATTTCTCCATGAGCGTTCATAAGGTGATGAGGCAAATATGTCAAAGCAAATAGCATAGGATCATATTTGGTTATCTCTCTACGGCCCTCAGAAAATGATAAGAGTTCTAGAGGTATACCGTCTAAAATATCAGTTGCTAACATTTATCCCTTCTTAGCCAAAATTTCGTAGATATTGTCTACTCGTTCCTCAATCTTTTCCAACTTCTTGCTATTAATCTCAACTTTGTCTTTGATGCTAGAGCCACTATTAGGTTTGAGTTCTGCTAAGGTTTTGATCATATATCTCATCATTCCAAAGAAGCCTCCTGTGATTCCTAAAATAATTACTCCTACTGCTGATATGACTTCTGGTGACATTATAAGACAACCTCATATTTGAAAGTATGGGAAATATTTTTCTCAGACAGCAAAAAAAGCAAACAGAAAAATTTTTTTGCACTGGGTACCCCTACCATAACAAACCTCACTTGTCAATAGATTCCAAACCTTTTATTTCCAAACCTTTATTTCTCATTGCCTCATTACGCATCTTTGCTTCATTCAATAGATCAACAATAGCCAAGTCTTGTCCATCCTTCTGTCTATTCTCATTGATAACAGTAGACTTACCTTCAATCAGGTTAATGGTTTGTATAGCCTTATGGACAGCATTGGCTAACTTATTCAAACCATCACTATCAAGGACATCTTGCATTAGGGCTTCTACACATCTATCTAATACTGCTTGTGCTGCTATTAGTTTTTCTTTGTCAGTATAGAATACTCTTAGATCCCCCGCCATTTTTGCCAGGGTATCAATAGTAGGCATTTCCAAACCTCTTTCAACAAACCACTTCTTGGCAGTATGATAAGACTTTGGATATTGGAGATATCTAAGAGTTGGACCTATGCCCATTTCTTTTGCTGTCTCTATAAATTCTGTAATTTGTTCTTCTGTAAATGTTCTATATCCCACGATATCCTCCTATTAAGGTTTGGAGATAGGAAGGTTTGGCAATATTTGACATTACGGCGCACATCTGATAAGATTGCCACCTATATAACACCATCTTGTCCAACCCCATCCATCTTACTTAACAAACCTTCTATCATATCAATCAGATTCTCATCCAAACCAATATTTAATGTCATCTCAGTAGTATTCTGACTATCAAAGAATGTCAGCACAAAGGATAGTTCTCCATCCATGTACTCTACTTCTCCTGCATATGGGAATAGTGTCATATCTTCTCTATACCGTCCGAATTTTACCTAGTTTGTACATCATTGCAATTGTATCATCCAAATAAGGGTGAGACAGTGAAAGAGGTGACTTAAAACTGTCCCACCCATTTATTGAGTAGACTTGTTCTTGCATTAGCAACAGGAAACAAGTACTATAAGTATATCACAACCGTTTTTGTTTGGCTTGTGCTTTTTGAGTGATTACTACCCAGCATGGTTTGCAATAACTAACAAACCCATCAGCAGATCCTCTGTATTTGGAAAATTGAGATACTGGCTTTAAATTCCAACATTTAGCACAAACCTTAGATGTACGAATAATTGTTGGACCACTCTCAATTCTTCTTTGTCTTCTTTCTCTAGTCATGTTGTTTTGGCATAACTTACAATAGTAAGCAAATCCTCTTTTTACCGTGCTAGATCTGTGAAATTCAGATTCTGGCTTTGACTCTTCACATTTTGAACATTTATACATACTG